TTTCATTCCCCATATTTTTTAACCACTCTATCAATGACTGCGAATGCTGATCGCTTGATGGTGTAAACCGCATCCATTGAATGATGTCTCTTGCCAGCCCACCGTGCTGCTCAGTCGTTGGCTCAACAGGGACAACCTTAAAACCTTCCGGCACTGCGGCTTTCGTGGCTGCTTGCCAGCATTTAAGCAAATCTGATTTATGCGCATCGCCATATTTTTCTTGGTCCGAATACCACTTTTCAAACTTCTCGCGCTCAGTCATTTTTAATTCCCCTTAGCATTGCCTTTGCCGCTGCGTATGTAATGCCAATTTCTTTAGCAGATTTAGATAATGACAATCCGCAAGAAAGAAGGTGCTCAAGTCTTTTTGCTGAGATGCCGTCTCTTAGTTTGCGTCTTTCACTCATCGCTCACCACCTTTCAGCTTGCGATATGCTGCGCGTATTCCAAATTCAAACAATGATTTTGTTTTTTGCGGTGTGTTTTCACACATAATCAACTCAACAAACTCGTCCTCTTCTCGCTGCGCTTTCTCGGCTGGAGTTTCGATTGGTTCGCATGACGACATAAAAGATTGATGCGGAAGAGAATAAACATCACCACTTTGCATTGTTTCAATAACAACATATTTGTCTGTAACGTTTATCACTTTGAATAAAAAACTTCTATCTTTGCATTGAGCACCAACCTCCGGCAACACTCCAGCCTTCTTATCTTCCCATGTCCATCGCTTAGGCTCTTTGATGATGCGGCGCATGGCAACCTCTGGAGTGAAGTCTTTTTTGTTCCTAAGATATTCTATCGCATCTTCAACTGCATAAAAGTGCCTGTTATCATGCTTAGACTCACATACAATTACGACATCATCTCTATTTACCCTATCAAACATCTTTTCATCACCAAAAATAATTTCATATTTCATTTTGCTTTCTCCTTGTTGAATAACTCACAAATAGCCGCCTCAATAGCCGCCTTCTTGCTGCCGTGAATGCCTGCTAGATAGTCGAGCTTTTGCAGGATTTCTGAAGTTGTGTAAACGATTGGAAGGCGCGGTGTATTGCGCCGTTTTTCGTATTGCCGACAGCGATCTGACTTATTAATTATTATTGATTCCATGAAAATATCCTATTTTTTGGTTATACGATGCGATATACCCTGACTCCACGCTTTCAAGAGCCGACACTAGCGTGCAATTTTTCATCACGGTTTCGCCAGACTTCCTATCTGTAAATTTCCAAGCCACCGCACCATTGATGCGCAAGTTAGCTTGTTGTTTGAAAGTTAATCCGTTATGTTTTGCTATGCTTCGAATGTAAGAAATGCATTGTTTATTTGTCATTTTGTTTACTCCGTTTGTTTGCCACCTTGTTTGTATGTATTAATAATAGTAATTACACAGTGTAATTACAAGCAATACTTACAAAAAAGCCGCAATAAATGCGGCCTGCGTCACAAATTAAATACTATCCGATTCAATATCAGCATCAATCACGTCGTCCGTCCTGCTTGGATCTAGCTTAATGCGCCCAGTTCGCAGCATGTAACGCATATCTTTTACAGCAATCGCACCGCTATCCTTGATCGTCACAATTGCGCCAGCCTCTTGAGCTGATAGCGTGGTGTCGTAGTAATCGCGATTCATTGTGTAGCCGACCAATTCAGGATCAACAGCCTTGTACTCAGCGCACGCCTTCAATGCTGCGTTAACTACCGAATCCCACAGCGACACAACCATATCTAATGCCGACGTCTGCGAACTAGCGTTAATGCGGGCTTCTTCTGCTGTCTTCTCGCCGCCTTCCGTCATGAGTTTTGCACCCATTGATTCCATTTGCTTCTGCAGATCATCGAGCGCTTTGTTCAGGCTGCTTGATTCTGGTGCCGTCACTGATTTGAAATCACCATCAGGGCCCAAAATGTGACCCCTTGTTGCCCCCACTTTTATACCGTCAGGATTGCGAGTATTGAACTCGTCGGTTGACATGCTTGTTACAACCCCAAGCGTCAGTTGCCCGTGAGTGTGCAAGTTCTCGCGGTAATCTGCCGTAACCTGGTAGTGCGACCGATTGACAACGGCGATATCCATCAATGGGATGCGCTCTAAATCAACCATGAAAAATGGAATGTAGTTAAACGTAGCGCCAACACCTCGCACGCCAGATGGTTTTTGCGGCGCATACTCTTCCGTTAATGCCTTCCCACTCTCATCATAAAGTGCCTGCGTGTAAACGTAATCAGTAAATTTCACAATTGGTTCTAGCACTTCATTAGCTACATCTGGATGTCGCAAGCGAAGTACTCTATATGTTTTTTGTGTGGTGTACGTGAATTCATCGGTCCAGATTTTCGCCTCCTCAACCAACTTAACCATTGTCAGCATCTCACGACCAAAGATTAGCTCTTTCGTGTGATTATCGATTGCCTCGGCTCTGTATTCTGCAGCATAAGGCATGAGGTTAAGTTTGGCCTCTTGCTCTGCTGTCATACCGTCTTCGACTGCAGGGTAATCAATCAGCAATCCGTGTCGACCAGCCTGCAAAACATTATCAACGCCTGACTTATTAACCGCCTCAATGCCATTTCCTCCGCCGTCAAAATTGTCGATAAGTGGCAGTAATGCATCTGGCAAATCATATGCTGCTGGTTTGCGGAATGCTGCGCCAATCATGTCTCGTTTAGTTTTGCTGGTGGCGCCTAGAAGATATGCGCGATCGATATAAGCCTTGTATCGCCCCGGCTCGTCTTCTGCGAATGCGGCAGGAAGATATTTTGTCGTTTTTCTTTTAACTGTGAACTCATCAGAGCACATATCACGCACAAACTCTACACGGCGCATCTTCTCGGTATAGTCTGGGTGAACACTAGTAATTGGCATGATTATTTCCTTACCATGAGAATTTGATTGGTATGTTAACCGCTGGCGAATTTATAGGCCATAAGTAATCGACAAAGTACCCGATCGCTGTAGTTATATGCTGATACTGATTTGTCTGATCTTCTTGGAATGTAGATCCTTTTTGCAGCTGGACAGTTGCAAGGCCTTCATGCGACCAAGGCGCGGTTTTGTCGTTAACAAATAGCGATACATCACCAGATGCCGACATTATTAGCGCCCTTACTGCATTCTGCCTATCCTTTATGGCTGGATGCGCCCGCTTAACTCTTCGCTCATACTTCCAATGATGCTCTTTCAGCACGTCTTCAATGTCAGTGTAATCAGATGCGTGTCCGTGCTTTTCACCGGCCCTGCCTGCTGGATCTCCGTAGATGTAAACTTTTTTGTTTTTGTGGTCTTTAAATTTCTCCACAAACTCAAGCGCTGACTGCCTTGATACTGCGCTAATCAAGACTATTTCATCGAGAATGTATGGCTTATTATCACGCACAACGGCGATTGATGATGATAAAGGTGTGTAGTTCTGATCGTGCATCCAGTGCAGCTCTTCATGAGGAAGGATAGATTCATCAGTTATGTTTTGCTTCCCGTAATCTTCGTATATCTTTCCTGTGGCAGTCTCGAATGATGCGCAATACTCTTGGTTGTATTGCTGCTTGCTCATTGTTCGCTTTGCTGACTCAATTACATCAGCAGGGAGTATTTCCTCTGACTTCCAATGGAAGTATCCATAATCCTTGTCTCCGCTATTTTGTGCATACTGAGCCAGTTTGTAGTAATGATTAAGACCATCAGGAACACCAATAAACCAGCACCAAGCTCGATAATCTGGACGAGTAGGATTAACTGTATTCAGTGCAGGCATGATATTGGCCTCCATTGATTCGGGCTTAATATCTGCTATCTCATCAATAACTCCACCAGTCCAGTTAATACCCTCAATTCTCTCAGGGCGATCAAGACCTAAAACATGAATCTCCGTTCCATTTGGCAGGAATATTTTTAACTCTGACTCACTTGGCTGCTTATCATGAGTAACAGACAAAGTGAGCGCCTTTAAGTCATCCCACCAGATCTTTTTAGCCTGGTCGCGAGTTGGAGCAGCAACAAAGTATTTTTCATTTGAATTACTGAGCGCCTGTTTTGCTATGAATCGCTTCGCTCGCTCCGTCTTACCTGATCGCCTTCCAGCTGGCGCAACAGGAAAACGAATACCATTAGACACAGCGTTAACGAGATCTATCTGCACCTGAATATCTTTTAGTGGATACCATCGCGCCAGCTGGCGATCAAGTAGGAGGTTCCCTGTTGACTCTGCCATTAAGCACCCGGCAATCTCTTTGCAAGCTCAGCCAATGCTGACGCCATATCTACAGTTCCGCCACCCTTGTCTTCTGGATTTGCACGATACTGATCAGGCCTGCGATTCTTTAGCCAAAAAATACAAGCCGTAACATCAGGTTGAACGATCTCAGTATATGGGACAATAACCTCTGCACCTTGAAACTGAAACACCTTAACCGCTTCATGAGTGTAGCCAACCGCCCTGCGGTATAGAGCCATCTCTACGCGATCATCTGCGGTAGCCTTGCCAACCTTTAGGGCGTCCCGAAACTCTGGGTGCTCGTTTCTCCATCGGTAAAGTGTGGTCGTGCCAATGCCTAGCGCCTCCGCTATATCGTTGTCTGTCGCGCCTAAATCACACATCTTTTTTGCAATCTTGCAGTGTGATTCAGCGTTATATTTTGGTGGTCTTCCTCCGGCCATATAACCCCGTTATATGTCAATGAAACATAGGTAAATATTACCACAACGCCAAAAAATAAACCCGCATTAAGCGGGCTTTTGTTCTTCATGGCTATTGAAACTGCTCAGAAGATTCTATCTGTGAGAAATACTGCTCAGATGCAATGATAAACTCTCGCACAATATCAGATCTAATGATGTCTTCTTGCGTGTACTTAACAATGGCGACGCTCGGCATAATATCGAAAATATCCATAATATCATACCAGCCTGTCACATCTTTTCTGCTTGTCAGCATGTCCTGCTTGTCATCTCCGCACATTATCATTTTGCTGTTTTCACCCATTCTCGTAACAAGCATTGATAATTCCATCCAGTTCATATTCTGGATCTCGTCTGCAACGATCCGGCAATTATCAAAAGTGTGGCCTTGAAGGAAACTTGAGCACGTTGCGATTAGCTTCCCAGACTTTGTCAGCAGTTCGAAAGCATCTCCTCGTCCAAACATGTCATTTACGAGCGATTGAGCGACAGCATTAAACGGTGCGAACTTTTCTTGAATTGAACCAGGTAGAAAACCTGTATCCCGCGCTGATACGATATTTCTTACAAACATAACCTTTTCGCAATCGCCAGCTACCAAATCTCTCAACGCCAATTGCAATCCCCATGCTGTTTTCCCTGTTCCTGCGCTTCCAGCCTGAACAATGATTGACTGTGGTTTCTCAGAATATAGATCTTCGGTAAGCTCCTGCTTTTCTGTAAGCGGCTGCCATTTTGTAAATGACTGATAGAGGCTTTTGTCTTGATGTTGTTTTGTTGCCAGCTTAACAACCTTTTCATCATTGCGAGACTGCTTGGATTTGCGGTTTGCATGTCGTTCGTTCATCGTTTTACCCCGTGCTTGGGAAATGAAGAGGAACAAAGCGCCTCACGGCGAGTTTATAGTGACATTACATCAATGATCGCTCGTGTTCAATCAACATATCAATGCAATGCTTCGCCTTTTCCAAATCTTCAATTCCTGCTTTATCTCTGAATCTAGTCACATACTTGATAATCGTGTGCTGCAATGGATCTAGGCCGTTTTTCATGCTGTATTGCATTGGCTGGATAGCTAGTTTTGTGTAGTGATCGCCGCCGATTTGTGTTGATAGTGGTGTTTTTACTTCATCATTGGTCATTTTGCTTGCTCCTTTTCCTGCTTAATTTTATCTACTTGGCTGTGAAACCATTCCTTGAAGTTTGGATTTGTTGAGTTCACTTTGATTCTCCGATAAGCGTTACACGCTGGAACCGAACAGCTTTATTTGATTCCTTGCAATAACCCTTCCACTCTTTGAGTGATTCCATTGTGGCCCAATCATCTTTAATTCAAGTGCTTGCCTTGCGTTTGGGCCAGTAAGTTAACCCCTGACTCATTGACTCCCCATCAAACGGAATCAACATGCCGCATGTCGCAATCATGATGCACACCCGCTTATTTTTAGCATTTAACGCAATGTGTACTACTGTTCTTGTTTTCATTTGCTAACTCCAATTGTCGAACATTCAAAAATTAACGCTTCAAGTTCACTGATACGCTCAAGCATCTTGCGCGCTTGCTGGCGTTTTTAAGTGCAGCTTCTGCTGCCTTGTCGCGTTTTACTGCCTTACTGCTGATGATTTGCATATTAAATACCACAAGAAAAAACTTCACATGATTCAGAGCAAGATCCAGTATCTGTTGACTTGGTTCCGCACAATCTTGCTTTAATTTCTTTTCCGGTTGATCCATCAAAAGCCGCAATCAATGATTCCAATGATTGCTTTCCTCGATACATCTGCGACCAATGACCTGTCTTGCTATCCACTCGCACTGAATCACTGTAAATTGATTCTAACCATTTGAAATAAATTTCAGGCTCATCTCTTTGTGCTGCTGCAAGTTTTATATTTGATTTTTTTGGGCAGAAAACACAATTACCCAGCCATTCATCTATCTCTAAATCAAAACCCTGATCAGACCACCAATTTAAAATATCTTGTTTATCAAAATCAGAAATCTCGGCTAGATATCGAATTCCTTTTTTCTCTGATAATCTTCTCTGCTCATCAACCCGAATCCCTAGCCATGTTTCATAATTTCCTCGTCCATACTTGTCATCGCAATATTTTTTGAATGGCTGCAATTTCATTCTGTCAGTGCAAAACATTCCCCCAATGTACGGGACGCCGTATTTCTTCATCATCCCGCTAAATGGAACAAGATCGCAACAAACGGAATCATCATCAACAATATGGTAGCCAACCCCGACACCCAAAGGCTGATCGAAATCACCACGTAAAAACGTGACATCAATACCAAGGGAATCTCTAACAGACTTGATGAAACGATAAGTATTAGGATGCTCAAAGCCAGTATCCATAAATACAAAGTCAACATTTTCGCGTCCAAATTTTTCAATCATTAAAGCACAAAGATACGCGCTAGTTCTTCCACCAGAGAAACTAACCACCTTTTTCATTTTGCAAACTCCTTCGCTAACTAAGTGGTGAAACTATAAATCATTCAGTGACAGTGAATGTTGATTTAGATCACAAAAATGCGTTCGGGGCGCAACGGGGCGCAAGGGGCGCAACGGGGCGCAATACTCAAATGACGTTGCGCCCTTATTAAATGTTTGATTTTATTAGTTTTTCCAGTGTTTTTCGACGAAAAGAGCGCGAGGGCGCAGATTTTCACTTTTCTATACTCTCCCCACCATAAAAATATTTTTTTATTTATACCTAAAATATTTTCCCACTATATAAATAGTATCTTATTATATTGAGCCCTTAAGCCCTTTTAAGGAAAAAGAATAGATAAAACAATAAGTTGCTGAGGGGCGCAATACAAAAACTGTTGCGCCCTATTGCGCCCTTTTTCGACCTGTTGCGCCCTTTTCCGTCGAGTCGTTGTGCAAAAATTTTTAACGTCATTTTAAAAAAGTGCAAAACATTGCGCCCATTGCGCCCTTGCGCCCTTTTCCATCGTGTCGTCGTTGTGCAAAAATTTTTAACGTCATTTTAAAAAAGTGCAAAACATTGCGCCCATTGCGCCCTTGCGCCCTTTTTGTTTTCAGAAATAAAAAAGCCGGATACGATGATCCGGCTGTGCAAACACGTTCACAATTTAAAAAGGCGCTTCGTCTTTATCGAAAAAGTTACGCACTTTTGCTTTTGTCAGTGTGTCGTTTA